ATAGTTATCTTTACCTGATATTTTTTGATAAGGTAGTTTTGCGATATAAGCGTAATTTTGGTTTGTTGTAGTTAAGCCTTGAATAGTCATTTGGCTGTTTAAAACTAAAGTGCCTTTACTTTTTTCTTTTATCTTTATTGCATAAGTAATAAACCCATCAATTTTTGTTGTTCCTTCTTCTCCTACAAAATCAATCAAGCCAGTAACGTGAAAAAGTATTTGAAATTTTTTTACATTAGTACTACCACTTGATTCTCCTTTTATATTTACAATATGTTGTCCTTTTTCTTTTTCTAAATCTATATGCTTATTAGATGTTAAATACCCCTTACCACCTAAACTTTCCTTTGTATCATTAAATCTTCTTGCCATAATTCCACCAGCATTTGTATATTTACCTTCTAATTTTTCTCCATTAAAACGGACAGAATTTAAATTAGGTGGCCTAATATATGTCATTAAAGGATTAGCGTCATGTGATACTGTTATATCTGTGCTTAAAATATGACCACCAACTAAAGCTTTTCCATAAACAACAGGAATAGTTTTACCAATCCCTACAGTATTTGCTGCTCCTGTATAACCATAACTTTCCGAACCATTAGATCCTCTTGTGATACCACCAGGGCCACCTCCGAAACCAGATAAAGGAGCATCAAAAGTAGGTAGTTGTGGTTGTGGAGAAATCATTTCTGATACACCCATAAGAACAAGACCAACACCAAGCTTGCTAGCAGCACCAGCTAAAAAAGCTGTTTTTGTTCCAAACCATGTGGCAGAACCAGCACCAGTTACACCCAAAGCCGTTCCAAGGCCTCCAGTTGCAACTATCAATGCAACACCAATTAATGCTTTAGTAAATCCACCACCACTTCCAGAAATAACAGGTGTTATAACTAAATCATTTTTTCCTAATGGTAAACCTAAATCTTCATAGTCTAAAAATTCACCAGCTTGCACAACTGTAAAACCTATTCCATCTTCATGTGCAGTAGCAAAATATTTTTTTAAATCAGGATAATTTATATAAAGTAACTTTAATGCTTCACTAGGTGATTTCAAATTATGATACACATGAGTTTTACCCCATTTCTCACCTAATTCATCTAGCAGCAGGATTTTATGCTGCATATCTAAAACACCCTACAGTTCTTTTCCTATAATAATGGTTAAAGTACTCTGAACAACTCACAGACTCAAATTTTTGATGTAGTATCATATCATTTTTTAAAAGAACAGCACCGTGCATTGGTTCTTTTGTCCATATCTTCATTATCAAGACATCGTTAGGCTCTCTTTCGTTTATATCTACTTCTTTAAAATTTAGTTTACTTGCATCACTAAGAAAAATACTTTTACAAGTTTCAAAACTTTTGGGACGTTCATAATCAGGTAACTTTATTCCAAGCAACGCATAATAATCACGCACTATAGAGTAACAGTCAAAAACGCCATACTGCCATTGTCTGCCAATTAGGGATTTATAATTTGCCATATATCCTGTGGAATAAGGTAGACGTACCAAGGTAATTTTGTAGCTGTACAAGCTTTTTTATCTGGTTCGCTTGCATTACCGCCTTCTGGATGTGAATGAATAATATACTGTAATTTACCTTTTGCTCTAGCTTTTAAAAAATCTTTTGGATGTATTGCAAAATTATCTTTTGGTGTATCAGAAATATTATTACAGGGATAATAATTATCATCAACGACAATACCGCAAGATTCGTTTGGTGCGTCTTTTAATGCGTGTTGTTTTGCATCTTCTAAAAACTTTTGCATTAAATCTTGACCTTTGATTCTCTATATCTTCTTTTAGGTAAACGTAAGTTTGTCATATCAATTTTTCCTGTTAATTCAAAAATAACTGTATTAGGAT